ATAGGCCTTTTACAAGACACCATTTGCCAATAATCAAAACACCCTTTATGAAAACCATTGTACTTTTTCTAAATTCCGACAGAGCAGAGTTTTTACAGTCCAAAGCCGATGGATTTACAGTAGAACTATTCCCCGATCCTTCTGGCTTATATGAAGTCAGAATATCTTTTAATCACGATGATTTGGGTATAACTATGCTCAAATTGTTTCACTATGGTATTCAATTAGGAATGAATGCTACTGAAAAGGTCATAGACATAGCTTATAAACCTACTCAATATAAAATTGATGACATTATGGGCCTAGCCCATGATTGATGGCAAGCAATAGGTTAACCCCGATGTTTCTACATTGGGGGCATTTTTTAACTACCCTTAAATTCACCACATGAAAACCACTTACCCCACACACCCAATGCGTGATTACAACGAATGGATCACAGCAGTACACAACTATTTCCGTATGACAGCAGCAGAGTATGTCCGTAACAAGTACATTAGACAATTTACTCCTTTCCGTATTGAACCAGATGGTCAAGGATATTATCTTGTAGATGATGAGAAAATACCAGCTAAGGAGTTTGAACGCAAGTTTCCTCTCCCTTTGTTCGTTAATAAGAATGAAGAAAATCCTAATGGATTAGGCTCAATGTTATCAGAAACGATTTAACTTTATAAAAAACCACATCATGTCAAACGATTTAATTATCTATGATTTGGCTAAGCCAGCACAATCGCTGCAACTAGCCTCCGAACTAAAAAGATTTGTAAAAGAGCAAAAACTTACTGTCAACATTAAGGGCAAAGAATATCCCTTAGTCGAGTCTTGGCAGTGGGCTGGAGCCCAGTTAGGTCTTTACCCTCAGCTTAATTACATCTCTAATCACTCTACCGAAACCGAGATTAAATACTTGGCAGAGGTTAGTATTTGCAAATGGGGCACTAATGAGGTCATCTCTAAAGGAGTGGCTATTTGCTCTAACAAAGAGGCCAACAAAAGGCAATGGGATGAGTATGCTATCCTATCGATGGCTCAGACCAGAGCCACTGGCAAGGCCTTTAGGAATCTAATTAGCTGGCTTATGAAAGCGGCTGGCTTTGAGGCTACCCCTGCCGAGGAGATGGACTTTAATAAGGTTACCGAAGACATCCCTACCAACGATGAGAAGTTTATCCTACTTAATTTAATAGGGCATACTGATTTGAGTGATGATGAGGCTGTCTTGGCTCAAGAAGCCATCACTAACTGCCCAGACTATAAGACCTACCAAAAGTTGCAGCATCGCTTAGAGGCTCGCAGAAAGCCGATTGACCAGATAGTTAACCCCTCACAAAAAGACATCTCCAAACACCTTAAAAAGACAGTAAAATGAGAATAGTTACCACAACCGATTTAAGCCTATTTGAGACCACTAAAGCTCAAAGGCAAGACTTTGCCCAAAGTGTCATAAATAGCCTAAAAGAGGGCCTTACAGACCCCTTAAAAGTGCATCTGCAAGTAAAATGCTTGGAGGATATCGTAAAGCAGCTCACCACCCACCCAGAATACAAAGATTTGACCTTAGAGGAAGCTAGCAAGCATGGCAAGTCTTTTGAGTTACACAATGCCAAATTTGAAATAAAAGAGGCTGGGGTTAAGTACGACTATTCTAATTGTGGCGATCCGGTTTATAATGCTCTGGCTGAAAAGTTAGCTGAATTAGAGAAAGAGATTAAAGACCGCCAAGCCTTTCTAAAGGCCGTAAAGCCCGGCACAGAGATTTTGGTAGAGGATGAGGTCGTTATCCTTTACCCCCCAGTTAAGACATCTACAACATCTATAACCGTAAATTTAAAGTAAAATGAGCTACAAAATGGCAGCCGCAATCAGTCAAAAGCAACTTGACAAAAAGTTTCCCCAAGGAATTAGGGTATTTGCACCAAGAGAAAATGCCCCCCCGTTTGTAAAGGGTCAAATCATCATCACCCCAAATGACCTATTCCAATGGCTTAAAGACAATCCAGACCTCTTGACGGATTATCAAGGTAACAAGCAGCTAAAGATCAGTATTTTGGAACGCAAAGATGGTGGCGGTTGGAATACCGTAGTTGACACTTACAAACCTCAAAACAATGGACCAGATAAGGACCTCCCTTTCTAAGATGCAGGCCTACTTAGAAACCCCTATTGGACATGAACCCAATCAGCTCCTAGAACGGATTGAGTATCTACTGATAATGGTCGCTAAGTCAGGTCAGCTACTAGCAGAAGCTAAGTTAGCCCAGGATCAAATAATTAATCAAGGTTTGCTGCAAGCTATGGAGCAAGGATTGGACAAAAAACTAAGTCCATCCCTTATCACTAAGTTTGTAAATACCAATGCCAAAGAGGTTAACTATTTAGTCAACTGGGCTGACCGGGTCAATGCATCTGCCACCCATCAGTTGGATGCCATTAGAACCATTGTATCGTATCGTAAAGCCGAAATGAACTTATGAGAAAGGTTACCTTACCACGACTGACAGAGAAAGCCCAAAAGGTTTTTAATGCCTATATTAGGCAAAGAGATTCTAAAGACGGATATTTTACTTGTATTAGTTGCTTTAAGACCTTGCCAGTAGAGTCCATGAATGCCGGACATTATGTACCAGTCAAGGGAGGCTCTTTTCTTAGGTTTCATGAGGACAATGTGAACGGAGAATGCCAACGATGCAATGGCTTTGATGAGTTTCACCTTATCGGTTATCGAAAGCACCTACTCTTAAAGATTGGGAAGAAAAGGGTAGAATGGCTTGAGAATAACCGAAACAAGGTCCACAAATGGGATCGGGCAGACTTAGAGGATATCATTACTCTTTACACCACACTACTAAAAACTGCAAAAGATGGAAATAGTAACGACCTACCGTTTTAAGTGGAATGGACAATACATAGGGATATTAAGTAAAAATAACCCGACTATTCGGACCACTTTATTCCCTCAGCATGCAATCCACCACACAGAAGATGAGCTTGCCTGGGTATGCGAGAAACTATCCAGACATGGCTTTGATTACACTTACGAAAAACTTACTCATTTTTATTCACCCATAAAAAACCACAGACATGACACAAACAGAAAGAATCTTGATTTATCTTAAATCAGGCAAACAAATTACCGCCATTGATGCCTTAAACAAGTTTGGCTGTTTTAGGTTAGCCGCAAGAATTGCTGACCTTAGAAACCAAGGCCACACGATTTGGACCAATTACATCACTAAAGACAATAAAACCTTTGCAGCTTACAAACTTAGCAAATGACACATGGATCATTATTTAGTGGGATTGGTGGCTTTGACCTTGCCGCTGAGTGGATGGGCTGGGAGAATAAGTTTCATTGTGAATGGAACGAGTTTGGTCAAAAAGTCCTTAAATACTACTGGCCCGAATCAGAACTATTTACTGACATAACAAAATCAGATTTTACTAAGTATGCAAACCAAATTGATGTTCTCACAGGAGGATTCCCATGCCAACCCTACTCAATGGCAGGCAAGCGACTTGGCAAAGAAGATGACCGCCATCTCTGGCCAGAAATGCTTAGAGTCATTAGAGAAGTTAAGCCCAGATGGGTCATTGGCGAGAATGTTCTCGGCCTTGTTAATTGGAATGGGGGATTGGTATTCCACGAAGTGCAAACTAATCTGGAAGCTGAGGGGTACGAAGTATTCCCGTATGTATTGCCAGCTTGCAGTGTCAACGCACCGCACAAAAGAGATAGAGTCTGGTTTGTTGCTTACTCCCACAACAAGGGAAGAAGTACAAGATTTGGACAAGTTCAAGCAGAGGATGAAGAAATATCCGAACGGAACAACAATGCCGAATCTTGCGACACAAATAATGGGAATGCTACCAACTCCAACTGCACAAATAGTCAAACACGGACACAGCGAGAAATATTGGAACAACAGAATAGGCAAAAGACAGATGGACATAGCAATGTGGAACGCAGAAACCAATGGCAAAACTTCCCAACTGTCTCCCCAATTTGTAATGGAGATGATGGGCTTTCCGACCGACTGGACTCTATTACCTTTTCTAAATGGCGAAGCGAATCAATCAAAGCAGGAGGAAACGCAATAGTACCACAAGTAGTTTATCAAATATTCAAAACCATAGAACTTTATGAACACCAGAGAGCAAGCGATTCAACTAGTCCAGGCAGCATGTGATTTTTACGGCATAACCTTACAGCAATTGCAAAGCATTAGGGGCCGCAATCACTTTAAGATATGCAAGGATCAAAATGGCAATGTTGTTAGGATAGCTGAGATTAGAATGGCTTTATCGTACTTTATCTATCGCCATTGCCCAATGAAGCTAACCGAGATAGCCCCATTAGTAGGATATAAGGACCATTCCACCATGAGTACTTATAGGTCTAGAATAGAAAGTTATATTGAAACAGAGGACCCTAAATTTTTTCCTTATTATTTGAAAGTCATAGACTTAGCAAGTGATTTGGAGATATCTATGCGGATGACAAGGGTCCGGTCTTACTCAGATATCTTATTTGTGGACCATTTAGGCAAAATAAATTTGGCAGTTTGATATTTTTTTCGTATATTTGCCATGACAAAGAATCGCCAGAGAAATCTGCTTTGTTTTAATGAGATATTACTAACCTGTTGGGGTGCGGCTGCGATTGCCAATCCTCAGCAGGTTTTTTATTTGGTTTTTACCGAGGTTTTATCCAGTGCAAATGGCTGCACAAATAATAACCTCACAGATCATATAAATACGTAACGCAATCAAGTGTGAGCAATGTCGACCCCTGACAACTCATGACGGTCAAGTGAAAAATGCGTGATAACCGGCCTACGGATGCCGAGGAATGTATGGGTTCTGTGTGAAAGAGAATGCCAAAAGTTAAACAAAAAGGTTTTTAATAATTCTCTTTACTCTAGTTAAATATTTGAACAAAGGCTTTAAACCCTTTCCCAAATACTTGACCGGATATAGAGGGGATATATCTAGACACTATGAAAAGTATAGAAGCAAGAGCAGCAGACTTTAAGAGAGCAATAGAACCCTTTGCCTTTACAGAGCAAATGAAGCAAGAGTTCTACGATTATTGGTCAGAGCCTAATAAATCTAACACCAAAATGAGATTTGAACAGGAGACAACCTGGGACCTTGGTAGGAGACTGGCTAGATGGGCTAATAATAACAAGGATAGGCATAACTTACAAAAGACCCCAACTGGATATCGAACCATACAAGAGGCTAAAGTGCCAGAGACAGACTTAGAGAAGTTGGATTATGACCTAATGATGTACAAGTTAAACTTTGAGAAAGTACCCTTTAACCAAATGGATAAGTGGTACGACTATCTAAAGTCAAATAAGATGCTCAAACGATTTGGCAAAGATGATATTGATATTCTAAGAGCTGCTTATGGGGATGATAACCAAAAGTGCCGATGTGCATGTGTTCAATGGACCTTTGACTGGTTGATTATGTTAGGTAGAAACTTTACATGGCTAAAATCTCAATTATGATAGAATCTGGATTATTAGTATTAACCGCCTTTATCTCAGGCATAATTATTGGCTATGCAATCGCCTATGTACGACATACGGAAGATGATTGCCTTTGAGGTTCTACAACCAGCCTTAAAAGCTGCTAAAGAATCTGAGACAACCTTTGAAGCCTTAATTAATTTAGGCACAACTAGCCGAGTTATTAATGAGTGCTTACTAGACTGCTATTTGGGTCTTACAAGGCTAGAGGATTTGCCTAAGTCAGAGAAGCTAGACCTTTGGAACTATGCAAAAGAAAAGTGGCCTAATGCCACTAGAGAGGAACTAAAGGACAAATGCCTTTATATTTACATTCTTGGCAACCTATTTCAGCTCCACCAATCTGAACCCCATCTGCCATAAGAATCGGGCAGTCTTAGATGACTCCTTTCGGACTTTGGTCTCTGACCAGTCAGGGTGCTTTAAGTGAAAGTGCTCATGCAGTAAGTAAAGCAGATATCTGTACCCGGTTAGAGTCGGATCAATGCTAATCTTATTATCGGCCATCCATGCAATCCCCCAGGCTTGCTCTCTGCCTAACTTACGATGCTCTACCTTATGGGGGTTAGTTATCTTAGGAGCCATAGCAGCCCCCTTCGTAAATTTCGTAAAGTGCCTGATGGGTAATATGTAAAGCCAGCTTACGGATATGCCTAATCATGGTGGCCTCATCATCAGATAATAAAGCTAAATCCATGTCCTCTATGACACCCATAGCTTGAGCACAAGCCTGGATATCATCATGAGGGGTCGGATCAAAGGTTAATAGTCCGTCTTGATTCGTGGTATTCCTTTCTTGCGGCTCCATTCGGTTACATGCTTTTCTATTTCCTTTCTACTGTCAGCCCTGTATTTTTCGCATAAAGGCTCTAGTATATTTAACCTCTCAATCGGAGGCAGTTGCTTTAATAACTCTTGGACTTGCTTTTTGATGATGGGTGCATTTTTGTGTGTCATAATACTTGACCTTTCCAGATTCTTTTGTTTCTTACCTCAAATTCTTTAGTGCCATGTAAATCTATCAAAATAAAGCCATGATTCCAACTATTTATCGGCATATATTGGGGATGTAACTCAGATAAACAACCCACGGACCAAGTTGTTACTATCTTACCCTCTATATTTTGTTCTGTGTGTTCTGATGATCGGTGATGATGACCGCAAATAGTATTGGCTTTGGCTCTAAGATACAATCCTCTAGCTATGTTTACCGGGCTGATAATAGAGCTGGCAAATTCGTGGCCATGCACGATATTCAATTCATTAGCCTTTATAATTCTTTTGTCTGTAATAAATTTAACCCCGGAGACCCTTTTCTTAATTAGGTTCTCTAATTCAAAGTCCTCTACCCCTTGCAGCTCCCCTAGTTTTTGCCAGAGATAATGTTGGTATCTCTCATCATGGTTGCCGAACTTAAAGTATATCTGACAATCTAAAGTCTTTTGTATAACCTCAATAACTTGACAGCCTATGGATAGTTCGGTAGCAAAGTTCTTTTTGCGTGGGTCTTTTAGGAATCTAGACAAGCCATGAAAGTCGAATAAATCACCCCCCAAGATGACAGCATCGGGCTTCTCTTTTTTAGAGTAGTCGAGAGCCGCTGTTAGGGCTGGAATGGAATGATAGGGGGCATGGATGTCGAATAGTCCAAGTATTCGCTTGGCCTTGAGATGGTAAGGCTCGAAAGTTGACTCATCAGACTCAGGTAACTTGTAAGGGTTAAGTGGTCTAGGTCCTTGCTTATGTGTTTGTACTGTTCGATCTTTATTACCTTTTTGTCCTTGTATTTGCCGAATATAACCTCTTATTGTATCGACAGAGGTAAATAATTCTTTGTTCTCGGCATAGATAATCCTAGCCAGTTTGAGATTGGGATAGTCAGGGTATCTATCTCGATACTCTCTGACCACTGACACTTTAGTCATGCAGTATGTTTGAATATAAAGGTAAAGCCAGTTGAAATACTGGCAAATTATATTTTGCTTAATTCAAAGTGCATGCCGTCTTTACGCTTCCAGACACCACCCCAATCAAAGCCATTATCGGTAAAACACTTGACAAACCCAGCACTCAGTTTGGGCTCTTTGCCGAGGCCATTCTCAAAGGCGTTGAGATCAATGGCTATGCCCCAAGAATGTAGGCTCATAGAGCTTAGACCCCTTTTCTTACGGATATTAAAACAGCCATCCCAGGTCTTTAGCTCGCTTACATAACCAGTATCTATTAAAGCCTTAAACGCGGCTTCTAAAGGACCGACAAGGTCTTTATTGCAATATACCCTTTTAGGGATAACCCCTATCTCTAAATGAGCTGGCACATCCCACAAAACCATGTGGGGATTGGCCGGATCGGGCTGTCCGTACTTTTTTAAGGCTTGGGCAGAGGTTACCATTTTAAGTGGAATTTGATTAAAGCCATAACTGGCTTACGAATAGCAAACCCAAAGACCGCGCATAAGACCAAAATAAGCCAATTTAGGCGAGTCCTAGCCTTGTCCTTATATTCTGCTAGCTGAACCGATAGAGCGGCTCTATTAGCCTCTAATTGGCTCACAGATGCCCTTAAAGCCTCTATCTTGGCTACATCCTCAACCCTTTCTACTTTAGTTATGTATTTTGTCTTATATACGACTACGGGTTTATACTTAACCTCGTATAAGGTATCATTGATTCGGGCTGTGTCAAAGATGTACTCCCCAGACAGAAAGGTGTCTATCTGGACCAAAGTGTCTTTAATGTAAGTCGTGTCTTTAACCGGGTATCTCTCAGCGCAAATAGCTGGGAGGCGGCCAGCTTGAGCCAGCCTTGCCTCTGCTTTTGATAGTTGCTTACCCGGATTGCAACCGATGAGCAATAACCCAGCCAACACAAAAACTCGCATCAGTCTTTCTTTAACATTTGCCCTTGGCTATTAGTCAGGACATTCTTTAACAAATAGGACAGACCAGCGGTTAAACCAACGATGGCAGCGGCCTTTAGATCGCTTACCTGTGGCAGTTGGCTGGTTTCTAAGATGGCTACAATGCCAGTCAGGGCAGCACTCAAAAAGGCTACCACAAAACCCTTAGTCAGGTCTTGTAAGTCAAGATTCAGAAAGTTACTCATTTGTCTTGCTTTTTAGATAAATTAATAGACAACTCAGTTAGTTGAGTTGATATGTGATCTAGTTTTTTAAAGATAATCTCATCTTTATCTTCTGCTACCTTTAGCCTTTCCTCTATGCGGGCCATTTTTACTTGTGTGTCGTTCCAGACCTTAATTAAGGCTACTGCATAGGTGGCGGCTTGGCCTAGAATGAATATCATCCAACTCTGTGTCATCGTTTACTTTTTTTCGGGATTCAGTTGCTTTTGTGCCTCTTGCGCAATCTTAGCTCTAAGTTGCTCACTAGCTTTGGCTGGAAGCTCACCCAATCCCATGTAGATAAGGTTTACCTCGTCTACGGTTAATGTTAATGTTACGGTCTTAGGCTCTTGGGTTGTAAAAGAGAAAAGACCAATGGCTGCGATAAGAAGTAGTTTTTTCATGTTTATTTGATTAAATTGTCCACAAATTTAAGGGCCATTACTATCAGAATTATGACAATAATGCCAAAAAAGGTTTGCTCAGTCAATTTATTTCTTTTTGGTTAATGATGGAGCAAAAGTAATGTTGTAAGCATTCCCAATCACAAAAAATGGGTAAAGGTTACAAGCGATAGGATTGCTAGGGGCGCACCATGCCGCATACTGCTCGCTAGTCATTGTGTAGTTGCCATTCAGTAACTGCTTGCCATCAGTAGTCAGTAAAGCCCAAAAGAATGTAGCACTATTCTTTAAGTTATCTGACACTACATAAGCTCCCAAATGGGTTGCATAGGCTGTGTCTGTGATAATTGGCTGGATAGGCTGAATAAAGACCGACTGCATACCTTGAAAGCTAGTGTCAATGACAGGAGCTTGCTGGGCAAAGGTTAGGGTTGTAATGACCCCCAAAAAGAGAGTTAAGATTGCTTTTTTCATTTGATTTTTGATTTTAAGAGTTGAATAATTGATTCGAGTTCTGCTATTTTCTTTTCTAAGTTAGCTACTTTTTCTGATGTTGTAGGAACTACTGGCTTTGTAGGGATTGGACCGTAGTTAGGCACATAGCCATCAGGGCTTGACAGAGGCTCTGGCTCACTTGGGATGGCTAGGGCTAATTTATAGGCAGAGCCATTGATTTCTACCTCTACATAGTTATTGGGGTCGTAAGTAACTGAGGATGCTACGACTGATCCTAGCTTCCAAGCCTGAGCCGTACCACCAGAGGGCGCACCAGTCTTTACAGACCCAGTCATTTCGGTATTGCCGGCCTTAGATACTAAAAACTGATTGACCCCACCTACTTGCAACTCCATAAGGTCGGCATTTGCACCCGAAGTGGTGTTTGTGATGTTTAACTTGATAGCCGTAGGGTTTCCTGTGGTATTCCAAGTTCCAGCTAAATCAATTAAAGATTGAGCATTTGAACCTGTCAGGGAATAAGCGCTAGAGACTAATGCAGAGGTATTTGCTGCCGGAGTAATTGTTGCTGTCCCCTGCACTCTAGCAGTACCATTTACATCGAGCTTGAATCCTGCGTCTGTATGTGTGCCTCCATTTTGGATTGTAACGTTACCATTATTAAATATTCTTAGTTTTTCTGTATTTGCAGTTACAAATCTAACATCAGAGTTTCCACTTCCGTCTACTTCAAAATTTAATTGGGCTGCTGTAGAATTTACTCTTATTCTAAATCCTTGACCATTGGGTGCACTAGCATTAAGATTAGTACTTGCTCCTGCTTGACCAAGAAAATTCACATTAGAACCACTAAATGATGTAGCAGCTCCTGCACCTCCAAATAAATTATTACCTGTTGCAACGATTGAATATAGATTTGCAGAACCAACATTTGTATATGTAGGCTCAATATATAAAGCAGCTGCGGTTTGTATTCCAGGATTATTAAGATTTACCGAAGGGGTAATTCTTACTATATTCGTTGCACTATTGTTTACTGATGTATAAGAAGGATTTATAAGAAGAAAGTATTGAGGATTTAAACTTTCCCCTACTGAACCTGCAAATGTACCACCAAAATTTATTCTACTATTTAAAACTCTTAAACCAAATCTATTAACCCCCGTAAACGCACCATTCGTAAAGGTAGGGCTAATATCTAATCCTACTAATACATCGTTATTGGCGGCTGCGGTTAGGTTAGAGGTTACATTCATACCCCTTGCAATAGCTGAAGCAGCGGTTACTGAGTTATTGAGTAATAATTGTGAGGTAGGTGTAAAGGCGAATGTAGGGGAAGATGTGATAGAGTTAGTGCCATTAAAATAGGACACCTGACCTGAGGTGCCTGATCCAGTGATACCTCCTATCGCATTTAAGGTAGTGTCCTTCCAAAGCCTCCCGACAGAGTCATAAGCCAAAATAGCATTATTTCTAACTGGAGAGGTAATTCTAACGTTATGCAGCTCCTCTAACTCATAGCCATTTTGCACATTCACAAAAAGTAAGCCATTGCCAGCATTTGCCCTCTCTACTATCCCCACAAAAACCATATGATAAGGAGCTTGAGGTTTTACCTTAGTTAGTTTACCCGGAATAGAGTCCAAATAAACCACATCCCCAGCAGTAAAGGCAGACAGATTTAACTTGCCTACCACACCAAAAGTCCCAACCAATCCCACATCATTAGGCAAAATTTGCTCAGTAGCAACACCTAAAGTCTTTGAAGATGTAGAGTCAGCTCTATTGTCAGCCAGCTTTACAGAAGCACGATCTCCAGAAGCCCCAGATACATAAACAACATCTCCAGCCTCAATCGTATCTCCTTGCAAATTCCTTACCCTTGCAAACTGCTCTAAGCCTATTCTTTGAGTTATAGTAGACCCATTGGTCATTCCAAACTGAAGTGTGCCCTCAGCATTTGACCATTGCAACCTCCTATCTGTAACCGCTTGGCTTGAAGTATCAAATTGAACAAATTTAGTAGTAAGTCCAAATTGACCGAGGTTTACATTTTGTGTAGCCCCAGTGTAAGGCACAAAACCAGATGCCCCAGCTACCTTTAGCCATTGCGTTCCGGTATAATAGTAAACACTGGAATCCGTAGTCCTATAAAACAAAGCTCCGGCATTTGTAGAACCCCCAGTCCGTAAAGATGTTGTTGTTCCTTTAGGAATGTGAAAGGTAGAATCAAACATACCAGCTATCCAACGGTATCTCCCATTGATATTGGTATAGTTTGATGGGGCCTGAGCAAATAGGCCAGTAGTGATAAATAAAAGTACTAAAAAGAATATTTGCCTCATGTTAAAGTGTTTTATAGACTATTTGTATAGTTTCCATCTGGTTAAAAGGCATCTGGTCATTAAAGACCAAATTCCCTAAAGCTGGCTGATATAAGACCTCCCGATTAGTAACCAGAATGTCATTATTGCTTTCTATTATATTCAAGACACTACCCTCCCGACTAACCATTAACACTTGACTATAAGCAATGGCCGCATCAGAGATAATATTAGTCTCAGGAACAGTAGTATAAATCTTTTCAAATGTCATTAGTCTTTCCACATTGCCCAGACTGTCTCGCCCGGATTAAAAGGTATATTTGAATCAAATGTAATCCTTCCTAATGCACTATTGAAAAGTGCAGTCCGATTTGATGGACTTCCCGTAGTGATAGGATCATAAACAGTACCCTCTCTAGCTATTGCAAGGATGGTCTTGCCTTGTAATGACTTGCCATTTGTTGACAAGCCGCCAATAAATATAGCTCCTGGGGTTGTACTCCAATAGTCAGAATCTACATCCTCATCCTGAGTAGGACTTGAAGGGCTAACATCCATTGTAAATGCCCCGGTTCCTATGATGTTGACCGTACACTGAACAAATGATTGTACATCCCCAGAGATAGGTAAATTCTGTATCAAAGCCTCTCCCTCAATCGTTCTAATATCTCCATCTAAGTTGGTAAACTCAAACTGCCACTCCAAAGAAGCCCTCCTGACAGATTCTTGCATGAGGTAAAAAGGGCTGTATCTATTGCCATCGTTGTTAGTTACAAGAACTCCAGAGGCAGAGCCAGACCATTCGGTCCTTCTAATTCTCCTTTTAGTAAAGAGGCCATCATTCACAGAGGTCCTATTGATAATCTCATTAGTCAGCTCAAAGGAACATGACTTGGCACAAAATACCGGATAATAATTGCCACTAACTTTAATAGAGGCAATCATATTGGACCCTCTTACTACTTTACCATCGTTCATTCTTGGATATATTTGAACGAATGACCATCATAAGTCTTGGGGATAGTTGAATCAACTACCTCAATCATATAAAGACCCCATTCGCAGTTATCGGTATCTTGTTCGTAGTGCAGTAGCTTAAAGCCTTTGTTGGTAGTGGCTGGATGTGTGTCTCTTTGCCTATACAAATGTAGCAAATCTGGCAGGTCTGGCAAACTCTCATAGGTCTTATCTGTATCTAATCCATCACAGGTTGCCTCAAAGGCAGTAAAGACCCGATTGTATTGATTCCAAACCGCTTGATTCTGATGTTGACCATAAGGTAACTGATCCTCTTGGGGAGGGCTACCTTGGAACTCTATTGAATCGTAAAAGTTGCCAGATAGCAAATAGTCGTAAGCCTTTATCAAAGCACCACCAACAGACTCGCTTTGTGTAGGCTCTGCAAAGGTTAAGATGGTCTTATCAGGAATAAGAGAGTATTCTACTGCAACAATGCGATACTTGCCGTTGTTTAGGCTGGTATTGCTTATCTCAATATAGTCGTTAATGTTAAAGAATGGGGTGTAAAAACCATCTAAATTAACTCCATTGCCAGCGGCAAAAACAGCATTACCATTGTATAAAGTCTCTCCGAGTTCTGTCAATAATAAGGCCCCTTTCATTTCAATCCTTGGGGCATCAGACACAAAAACAGTCTCCTCTCTGACAGCCATGTTATCTACTTGCTGCTCAGAGGTATGTTCTTGACCTTTATACTTTGCATAAGACCCATTTACTCTGGGAGTTAGGTTTATGCTAAGATTGTTAAAATATATTGGAGCAGTAATGTTGCCATTAACAGACAACCTAACCCAAATGCGGCCATCTACCGGAATCTCTATCTCACTGCTGAGATTAGTATATTTTGGTAGCTCATCGGTAGGATCAAGAGCACCATCCATACTAGCTCTCCATAAAGCACTATAAGGGTTATCCGCTATGGAAGCAGTCAATGGCTTTGGCTTACTAACCCATTCATTTATCAGAGTTGGACCAGTATTATCATAATGCCAAGTATAATAATTAGTGTCTCCCTCTAACCAAACATGAAGTGGGTTGATAAATCCTAAGTTTACATCTTGACCTACATCGACAGAGATTTGCAATTTATCTCCTTTTTGAACATAGAAAGGAGTGGACTTTAGATAATGAAAATAGTCTGTGCCAGGCACATCCTCATGCTCCACTACAAAATATCTCTCTTTCTCATAACCATACACAAACTCCTTAATCAATTCTCCTCTGGCTCCGGCTTGCTGGTAAAGGTCTAACCAAACACCTCCAGTACCATCACTAACTCTGGCTAAGGTCCACCCTTCAGGCCGATAAACCCCGGTAGATGTGGGAGCAGTAGGATCGGGAGCACTTGTCTCCGTACCCCTTTCAAAATCAATATTCTGTACTATTTCGGCTGGGTAGTTGTAATCAAACTGATGCTTGACCGCTTTATAAGGCCTTTGGAGGCTTAACCTTGCATCATCGTTCATAAAGGCTATATCATAGCTGGCTCCAATATCTTTGACCAGAAATGGAGCAGAATAGCCAATAGGCTCGCCATCATAAGTGAACTTACAAAGTCTCTTGATGGCATAGCCAGCCTCATCAGTAGAACGGATAAACCAAGCATTCTTTTGCTGGCTTAAATCACAAAACTCCTTAAATATTTTCTCTAATACAGTAAAGCAATTCTCTGACTCTCCGATGCTGGTTTCAAAGGTTTGAGCATTTAAATAAAGCATATTGTAAAAATGGTCTGCTGGGTCATCATAAGTAGCCGACACCTCTAACAGATTCATTTCTATCCAAATCTCTAACTCTAAGCCAGTCTTTTGTAAAGACCAAGCAATATATTTAATGAGCTGATGAGGACCAGTTAAATATCTACCCTCATTATCAGAAAGCTCAATATCTCTAAGAAAAGCAATGCCATCCGTAGCTATTAACTCTAACACATTGGGGTCAGGCTGAAAGGTCTGCCCTAAGTCAGAGATAGACAACCATCCAGAAAATATGATGTCTGATTCAGTGCCTACCGCAATCTCTACTTTATATTGCTGATCTCCACCCCCAGCAAAAGTCATGGCATTTACTACATCATTAGTAAAAACCCTTAGTCTGCAACTTTTACTTTTTATAGGGGTAAACTTATCTTCTGAGTTGTCAACAGTCTGTAAAACTATGGGAGCATCCGCAGTCTCTAAGTTTACTACCGTTCCATCAGTTACAGAGGTATTTGTAATCTTTACATGAATAGTCTGCTCATTCGGGCTATTGTCCGAATAATCTACTTGCGTATTAACAAAACTACCTTTATAGAAATTAGCCATTTACTCTGAGTTGACTTCTTTGTGTTCTTGCGTATGCTAAAATAATATCCTGACCTCTTAATGTAGTAACCCCAGATGCCCTACCACCTAAGACAGAGGCCAATCCTTGACCAAAGCTAGGCAGCTCATCATTGGGTACAATAGTACCCGCCACATTAGGAACAAATAACTCTGGTCCTCTTTCTCCTACTAAGTAAGTCTTGTTACCGCTTACTGGTCCACCCTCAGCCCTTGCACCGCCAAAATTCTTTAGTAAAGAGGCAGCAGCTATTGAGGCTATACCTAAGCCAATGGCAGCAGCACCGGGAATGGCAATACCACCTGGTCCGAGGATTCTGTCTATACCCTCTTTGGCAATACCGTAAGCAATCAATGCTTTACCAATGGCAGTCAGTAAAGAGCTAATTACATTTAAGATACCTTCCCCAAAGTTCTCTCCAGATAGCAAGTTACCTAGACTTTCGCCTATTCCTTCTAATCCTGACTGCAAGGCATTCTGTAAAGCCTGAGTCAAGTTATTTGAAAAATCTAAGACTGCTTTATCTGTACCCTCAGCCACAATTCGTGGCTTTACTGGGATAGTTACATCCTTTGGGTCTTTTTGTATGTTTTTAATTGCCTTTTGTAAATCAGGCAACAAACTGGGCAAAGGGCCAGCTAACTTAGCTTCTAACTCAGTTAGATTCCTTATCCCAGGTATTATATTGAAATCAAATTGAACATCAGCAACCCCACCCGATATGGATGGCAATTCTAAGCCAGTTTGCTTTTGTACTATTTGGCCTAATAACCTATCTCTTTCTCTTAATTGTTGAGATAATTGTGTATTTAAGTCAAGCTGATTGCGTTCCTCTTTAGTTAATAATCTTGCAGCTTGTATTCTACCATCTAAGCCCCTTTTCAGACCTAAATCTATTATCTGAGTAGTTGCACCCGCTTTTTCTAATTTGAGAATCTCTGTGGTAATGTCTTCGAGCTCCTTAGTCAGAATGGCTACCTCTGATCTCGCAACCAGACTGGCAGTATATTTCTGATAAGCAATACTCAGGCTATTTACAAGGCCTTCCTCATTTTTCAAATCCCCAAAGTATTGAGGATTAATAGCTCTTAGTTTTTTAAGGATTGCTTCTTTTTGGCCTCTTGTAGTGTTCTCTGAATTTAGGGCAATTATTAACTTATCAATCTCTACCCTTTCACTCGCTATCCCTTCAAATATGGCTCTTTGCTCATCCGCTACTTTCTTACTTGCCTCGGCTAATTGCTTAGCTGATTGAGTTGAGCTAAAAAGCCTATCCCCAAAAGTGATAAGCAAAGATGTAACAGTAGAGACAGCAAGAGCAATACCAGCAGGACCAGCTAATTGACCTACTAAAGCTCTAAAAGCCCCTCCAGTTGTTCCGGTAGTGGCTTTAAGTTGATTAAATGATGAAATTAGAGGATCAATGTTATTGGCTATACCAATAAGACCAAAGGGCGCATCTTGCACCACTCGGCTAAAGTTCGTTAAGGTAGATGTGGCTTGACCTGTGACATTCGGTAAGGTCCTAATCTTTTGGCTTGCATTCTCGACCGCATTGCCTAATTGGACAGCATCTTTGCCAGTCTGGTCGAGTTCTCTGCCTAATTTGTCAAGGCCGCTAACCGCACTACTGACATCAGCCGCTATCTTAATTTGCATTTCAGCCATTCTGGTTCATTTTAAGCCTTTTTAAGGCCTCTTTCTCTCTCTTGGCTTTCAGGAGTGCCCGGACTTGTTGCTGGTCTAATTCTGTCTTAGATTCGAGCTGCCAGCTATCCATGACAAACCTCGCCCCATTACCCTTACCTATCAGAGCCTCACATATTAAGGCTGTCTGAAACCTTAACAAGACAGACTCATTCTTTACCTTTTCGATATACCCCTTTCGTAAAAGCAGGTACTCCTCGACCTCTAAACCATAAAATTCCACCGGAAGCAGACCAATCTGGCCAAAGGCTTCCGACCTCATCTCATCCCAAGTTAAGGATTTGCCACTTGGGCTGGGGCTTCCCCCTGTTCTTTAGGTTTATTAGCCTCTACAAACTTATTGATTAAACTAGCGGCATCGGACTCATCCATCGCACCGACCCAGTCTTGGACCTGCTCGATAGAGATAAACTCCTTTACCCCATTGACCTTATTATAGCAGTTCAAGCCACCATAAACAAGGCCACAAATAAAATCAAATTGCTTGTCGGGCTTGCTTAGAAGTTCAGACATCAACAGAGGGTCAGAAGATGTAGCCTCTCCGTAGAACTTTGAGAACCACATCTTGCCGACATCCAATGTAACCTCTTTGCCTCCGATGGTGTGTGTGATTTGTTTCATGTGTATTAGCTTGCTGGTGTTGTATCAATGTCTCCCTCAATCTCAATAGTCATTGTGAACTTAGCAGTCTGACCGCTAACATTCTGCTGACCGAGAGCTGAAATCCAACCATAACCACCATGATAGATGGTTTCGGCTGAATCTGTCAGATGCCAGTACTTCTTTGTGTTGTTGGCATACAGAGTTTGAAAATCATTGAAAGAAGCCTCGTTAGCATCAGGTACAGTGTCAACTACCGCATTCAAAGTGAAACGGTTGTTCTGAGGTCCTAATACTTTCAAAGTTCCACAGTTAGTCTCATCACTAACTACATTGCGGCTGCCATCGAATGATCCCTCACTCTGGCAAACAGCCGACTTTCTTGCACCACTCGGAGTGTCTGAATATTCAATGAACATCACACTGCCAGAGATTGTTGTAGCATCTGCCATTTTGTTTTTATTTAATTTTGATTAATAATATGCTCGTATCTAAGTAAAAGCCTAAATAGTTTCTCAGAGCCATCATCTTCGTAAAGTTCGGTCTCTGATTGAATCGTTATCTGTGTAATCTGGTGGTCTGGTATGGTTATGCCAAAAGAGTTAGGTCCGAGTATTATCTCATCGTAAATCTCTTGGGCTATATCGTAAGCAGTCTTACTATTTCCTATGGTAGCAAATTTAGTTAATATATCTACCACAATAATTGCAGACTGAAAAAATGCAGAGTTGTTTAGGTCTGTCTGGGCACTACCCTCTGACCTTATTAGCACATAGTTGCCATTCTGACTCAAAGGCACAGCATCCTTATAGACTGGTACACTAATAACCCCATCGAGGGTTTTGTACCATTCTGTCTTTAGGTCGTATAGTGCGGTCTTAAATGCCATTTAGTACTCTTGTAACATTAGTTAACAATTTCTCTCTCACAATCGGTACTTGCTTAAAAAAGAATGGCTTTGGGCTTATTCCTTTCTTGTAGATAGACCGAGCAATCAAAAAGGCTGCTCTGTCTGCCTCTTTACCCTTTGCAATCCCCTTTCTCTTTACCCATCCTTTGATAGCATCTATCAGCTTCAAAGTACCCGATCCCTTTGCCCCCTTAAATTGGGAGGCATACTCCTCGGTCCCCGGGTAAGGGTTAAACTTACTCTTTGTGCCAAATTCAATAAATGGAGCATAAAAGACATTAGCTGAAACCACATAGGACATATCCCCTTCCTTGCTTTGTGTTATCGACCTTAGTAAGGTGCCTCTATCTCCTCCTTGACTGGCTACATCTCTCTTAGCTAAAGCCACAAAGTCAAAGGCAGCGGCTTGAAGCTCTGCATCTACATCGGTCTTTAATTCCTTACTGGCCGAGTCTATGCGGCTTTTTAAGCTATCTAATCCTATGACATTAACTTTAACCAAAGATGGTAAATGCGGTTACTTCCCAATAAAATCGTTTCTCATCAATCCTTCTCACAGCACTAATAGAATAGGTCTGTCCGAAATATTCTATCTTGTAGTCAGGTGTGATATTGTAGCCTCTGAATGGTAGCTTAAAGGTCTTAGTGTCTGACATATCTGTCCGACCATCAGCCTGAGTTCTACCACCTCCCTCATCACTAATCTCAGCCCACATCTTATAGGTTACTGCAACCGTATCGGTAGCATCCCCATCGGCATCGATAGTGTTGGTGTATTTTAGGAGCTTTATCGGTTTGAGGTTGCCTATCATCCTAACCAGTTGACTGTTTTATATCTACTTGCCAGATTCATGGCCTCGCGGCTCATGCCATCGACATTCTCATCGCCTCTATTGATATACCTATAAGCGACCTCTTTATACATGGCATCCTTTAGTCCTTTAGGTAGATCAGTATAACCAGCCTCGTAAAGCATGGTCATATTTTCATACTTGGGCCATTTTAGGATGCGACCATTTAAGGACACATCAAAGTCATCTGTGCTTATACTATCTCCCTCATCATCTTTGACATTTAGGATAGTATTTACCGGACCAAAGGGAATCTCAAAGCCCCCAGCCAAGTTAGTGAACTCAATCTCCCATGTTTTAGGGATTAAGCTCAGGCCAGTAAACTCCTCAATCCTTTCTCTGGCAGAGGTAATCAGATCAGCAATCAGAGCATCGTCATCGTCATAGTCAGAAGGGATGCTATCTGAGCTGTCTATAAACCCTTCCAATCTCAGGTAGTTCTTAACCTCATTTACTGTCAGAGGCTCGACTATTCCCGATTCATTGGTCTGGTCCTCCCAGTCGATAAGTAGATTGTAAAGCATAGATATTTATTAAAAAAAGGGGCCAGCCGAAACCGGCCCCACCACATCAAACCACAGCACCTATTTAGAATGATCCGTAGATGATTGCATCTGTTCTCATGATGTTGATGTCTTCAAAACACTCAACACGAGCAGTTACCAGGTTTCTCTGGAAGTTGTCGCTATCCTCATAAGAAAACTCTACACGCAATCCCTCGGTCTCAACACGCTCGAGGTAGTTAGCATCGATGATAAGGGCTTTGTCGTTAGTAACCCATGAAGCACCGATTACAGGCACTCCAGCGATACGGACATTACCATTGGCATCGATTACGAAACCACCAGGAACTGAGTAGTCAGTTGGCTTAGTCTTAAGCAAGTCAGCCCACTGAGCATAGCTTACGAGAGCAAATGAAGCCTCGAAGTTAGCATCCAGTTGGTTGGCAATCCAGTCAACCAGTTGCTCAGCATCAACAGAGGCAGAGGTAGTAGTAGAACCAGTTGCAGCAGTTGATACAGCAGTAAAGAATGTGCTGTTCTCTTTCTTGTAGAAATCACGCAGCAGCATTCTCTGGAGGGTATTCTGCAAGAAAGGCAATTGGAACATCATTTGCTTTGAAAAACGAGCGAAACCAGCAATGTAGTCAGATACTACTTTCACCTCAGTCAGGTCGTAGTCAATCTGGCTCTTTGCGTTACCCTCAGTCTGGATTCCGATAGAACCCTCAGTACCAGTCTCACGATAGGTAACATAAAGTCCGGTTGGAGATACAGCAGTAGGGATAAGATCACGCATGTTAATCTTCTGAGCAGGCACCAAACCTTGACGCTGATTGTAAGTAGCAACACCATCACCAGACAGGTTGTTACCCAAAGTCATTGTACCGACAGCTTTAAGGTCGATAGTCAGCTTGGCATTCTTGTTCTTTTGAAACTCTTTGATTTCAGCTTGCTTAGCCTCAAAAGCCTCAGCCATTTGCTCAGCAAAAGCATCACCAAAAGACTTAGTCTTGTTATCGACTTTCTTGGCGGCTTTCTCAGCGATCAGTTGGTCGAGGGCAGCTTGGTTTTTCTTAGCAGCCTCATCCATTGTTACGACAGCAGCCTTTACCTCGGCTACATCGTTCTTTACATCAGCGATTGCAGCCTCATTGGCAGCTTTCATCCTTTCAACAGACTCGGTAGCTGATTTTACCGCAGTCTCGATGTTTTTCAATTCTTCCATTGTTAGGAATTTAATTTAGTTAATAAATTGTTTAAGTTATGCTTCAATCCACTCAAATCTACCTCCGGCTCCTTAGTCTCTGCAACTGCTTCAGCGGGTTGCTCCTCTTTAGGAGTGGTATCTATTGAAATAAGTGATTTTATTGCCTCATTAATTTGTGCGACTCTGATTTCGATAAACTCGAAAGCATCATCAGAGAAGCGGCCATCTTTCAATGACTTTAAGAGCATACTCAGCTCTTTAGACAGTTTCTCATGCTGGGTCATAACCTCCTCCATTGACTTACCTACCTCAATAGTAGGTGTGTTAATGTTTGCACCCCACAAAACTGCAGAACCTTCAAAAAGTAGTATCTCTTTGATGAGATTGTACTCGCCCTCAACACTTTTCTGGTTCTCTTGCTTAATAGTGCGAAAGCCAACAGAGTGCTGGTTAATATGACCAGACTTGTAGAACTCTAGGACATCGTTGCCCCATGTAGTGTTAGGCACATCGGTAATTCCTACCAGATAGTCCTTTTCTACATACAGCTCAGAGAACTTGCCAATGGCTGACTTTAGACTAGGATTGTGGTCTGTTAAGTGCCAAATAAGGTTAGCACCTTTAGGACCTCTTTCTGTTAGTGTCTTAGTGTAGGCATTGTGGTCGATAACATCGTTATCAAAGTCTTTGCTGCCCATCTGGCTGATAGCTACCTTTACCTTTCTAGTGGTAGTGCTAACATCTTGCACCGAGTTGCTTACTGTCTTTTGTTCAAAGTATCTTTTCATATTCAATATTTTGGGAGGGTTGACCCTGGTTATTGTTTCATTATTCCGCAGTATTGGCCGTAGCCGATCAAGCTCCTCCCCTGTTTATTAATCTTCCTCTGCTATCTCTTTTAGGTACAACAATCCAACTACATCTGCAATTTATGACCATCGCTGCTGAGCCACCCGGAGCTAGAGGATATTCTATATTCTCTCCGCTTCTAGGATCGACAAAGTTGTCGTAAAAGTCAACCACCTGCCCATCCATGTGAAAGTGGTCTTTGGGTTGCTCTGGCTTAAAACCTCTGGTCCTTGAATCTCTAAAGGCAATCCATTCTTTGACCATTGCGTAGTCAAAAGACTCGGCTGCTGCCTTTATTCCAGTGTTGGCTGCCCGACCTACCTCAGTCCTAACAATCCTTTCGGCTTGCATGGCTGTAAACCCAGAGTCTTGTAGAATCTTGACTATCTCATCTACGGTTTGCTCTTTTATGATAGCATTCTGTAAAACGAGTAGTAAATGGTTTCTAAGTGTCTCTGAGGTCTTGACTACCGCAAACTGAAGCAAGGTCCTTTCTAGCTCATCCATGATAAACCTAGTCCACTGCTCATCTCTCCCTATCCCTTTCTGATTTGCCTCCCTTCGGATTAGCTTATACATCTGATTGGCATGGTAGAGACCTACTTGCTTGTAGATGGCCTCTATTGGTTTATAGAGCTCATCATTCCAAAGCTGTGTCCTTAGTCTTGTCTGAGCTTGTCTGGCTCCTACTTTCTTAATTGTACCTATCAAAGAACTGACAACCTTATCTAGTTGTCTTTTGACCTTAGGAAAGTGCGTTTTGGCAAACTTCCGATTGGTCCTCGTGAAGTTCTCCGCATACTCTTTTCTCTCTTTGTCGGTCATCCATCAATCTATTTTTTAGAGCCAATCGCTTGGCATCCATTTTAGCTTTCAATAACGCACAGCACCTCTCCCTCTTTGTTACCGGGTAGGTTGTGCGGACAATCTCATCAATCGTCATTCATCTCCTCATTTTCATCCTCTACCTCATTCTCGACCTCGTTAACATCGCTGAGGTCCATGTTTGGAGTCTCGTATTCACTAAGTGGCATACCATCTTGCGGAGTAATCCAAGGCTCATCAAAGAGAGGATTGTCTATTCTTTCTAGTCCTAAGTGCATTCTTTGCTCATTAGGGCTAAGTGCCTTCAGAGTTTTGATCCAGTTGGACTTCTCTACTACATCCTCTTGGAGTTCGGTAAATACCGTATGGTCAAAGTCGATATAGACATTCTGACCTTTATAACCCCAGTCGGTTTGTAGCTTTCTATTAAAGTGGTTACGGAATGAAACTAACTGAGGCATCGCACAACGAGTTGTAAGGGCCTTTTCAGCCTCTCTTACGTTGTTATATGTGCTAGACTCAGAATCGCCTACCAGTTGGCTAGGTACTCCATAAACGGATGCAAACCGCTTCAAATCCCATTTCTCAGAGTCTATAATGGATAGCTCGACTGGATTCAGTCCAACAGACTGCCAGCCCATCTTGTACCCAGAGACACCAATGCGGCCCCAGTTCTCTGATCCGACCCATTCTCCCTTTCCTACGAGTTTACTCTTAATAGCCTCTACTTGCTTTCTTGTATCTGCTACATCTACCCCTCCACCGATAACTCTTGGGTCATCAACATATAGCACACCCTTAACCCCTTGGTTTTCTAACATAGCCGCACTGGCTTTGATAGCCGAATTACTTCTGCTTAGCCTTCTAAGGGCAGCTTTGAGTGGGCTCATTCCGTACAGATGTGCTCCATTGACATCCCAGTCATAGTTCTGGTATTTGTCATGTAGAACTTGCTGTTTAGGGAATAAGGCATTTGAAAGGACTGGAATCATATACCCATCTTCAACAATGGGGAACAGATTGGTTGAGGCTATGATAGATACCTCTTGATAAGGGAGATTGTGCAGTTGATATGGTTTACCCTGATTGGCTCCCATGTCTAGCATCTGAGCCCAAACACAGCGACCACCAGTGATAAGTTTCCACCCGGTTGAGTTGGCTACTAAGTCTTGAAAGGTCTCGTAATCATTAGGATATCGTAAAAGCTCGGTTAGTCTGTCAACGTAAATAGGCTCTAAGGCTTTTTTCTTATAGCCCATAGCCTTTTGAAAGTCCTCAGTAGAGATGTCTTTCTTTCTTATCAATCCCTGATAAGACTTAAAGGCAGCCTCATCGACCACCTTGTAAGTTGACCATTCTGGCAGCTTACACTTATCGGTTATTAGAGTAATAGTGGCATAGAGGATATCATTAACTTGATAGCCGTCTCTTATGTAGTTAGTTCTGTTATCGCTGATGCCAACAAAAGTGCCCCCAGTTACCTGATAGGAAGCAAAAGGCTGGCCTATCGGCATCATCGGCACCGCTTTCTTTGTTAGTGCATCCCACGCTTCTTTGATTCTACCCACTTTCTTTATTTTACCAAGCCATCACCTCAAATCGGGGCTTGTTTAGTTTCGTGTAAATTGCATACCGCATCGCATCGCATAAGTGATCCCACATCTTGACTGGCTGCTCATCTGCATGTACTTTGCCATCTTTGTCAACCTTCCACTTGTAGGACCTAATCTCTTTAATTAGGTTTATAGACTCAGGTGTTACTATCAATGGTTGGCTTTTGACCTTCTGGATGCCAGCATAGACATCTTTTTCGGCAGGCTTGGCATTGTATCCAGCCCTAACCAGTTCCTCGATAGTCTTAGGCTCAGCAGCATCACAGTAAATCTCATCTGACCTTCTGATGTTTAAGAGCTTCAACCTTTCTATCAAATCGGTGGTTGTTAGCTTGGTCTCGTAAAGCAACTCCTTGACAAATGTCTGGCTTTCGTGAAAGCCGACCTTGACTAAGGCTGTTGGCACTGAGTACCCAAAGTCCAGACCATAAACGGTCTCGCAATCCTTTGGTAACTGACCTTGCCTCCAATGTGTGTAGATTATCTCTGATGACTTACCCCTCTCTCCCAACCCAAAGACTTTCCAGAGATTCTCATCTGCATCTTTCAGACTCTCAATCTCTGCTATCTGCTCACTTGGCAAGAATGGATTGTCTTTGTAGGTTGAGTGGATTAGGATATTGCTTTCTCTATCCGAGACATCATAGACCCAGCTCATCTCATCTACCGGGTTAAAGTCCAGAAAGATGGTTTGCTTGGTTCTTAGGGCTAACTGCTGATAAATCGTATGGGGCAATAAATTTGCCTCATTGATATACAGTATATCCCTTCCCGGTCCTCTAACCTTACCAGAATCCTCAGCCCCAAAGAACTCAATATATGAGCCATTTGGATAATGATAGACGTTGTCGGTCTTGTTAAAGTTGTCATCAGAGTATAGCCCAGCATCCTCTAAAATCTTTAGGATGTCTCTCCTTGCCCCTCGTTTCAGATGGGGTAGAGATGGGCTTACCACCGAGATAGTAACCTTTTCCTTATGCGGTATGTAAAGAGCTAGTAGTTGACTAATTGAGTAGGTCTTGCCAGATCGGGTTGAGCCTTGATTGGCTATGACCCTATACTGTTTAGCCTGATAGGCTTGCAAATTCCTTTCAAAGACACTGGTGTATCTTATCTCAACTTGTCTCATTGGCTGGCTTGAATACTATGTTAATGCCTCCATCAACCTTAATATCTTGCTCGCCTTTTTCTTTCTGACCGAGTCTTTGCTTACCTAACCAGATAAGCATCGCTCTGTCTTTATCTTTAATAGCTGCATCGAATTGGACCTTTCTTAGGAGGCTTTCTCCTGATGCCTGCTTTTCTTGCTTATATGCCACAAATTCTATACCTAGGTCCGACTTACATCGTTGATACAGAGTGTTTTCGTGGATACCTAACTGAGCTGCTACCTCTACCCCAGAGCAACCTGCCATAAGGTAGTCGGATACTACATCCCAATCGATATGTGCTGGTGTGGATGACATTATTTCTTTTTCTTGGCTCTCTTTGGTAGTTTCTTGCCTTTAGAGGCTTTATTCCACTTCTCTACATTAACTCCTTGCTTTTCGAGCTTTTTCTTGTTAATGTTAAAAAAGGCTGCTTGGGCTCTTGATTTGTAAGGCATAATGTAAAAAAGCCCACAACCCCGAAAGGTTGTAGGCTCGTTGATTTTTTACCCTTTATTCACCCCCTAATATACTAAATTTTTGGCACTTAAACAAATATAAGTGTTAAAACTTATACACATCAGTTGTCAAGCATTACTTGACCAGTTAGATAGGATGCGTACTAACTCTAGCATGATTCCTTGACCACCGAGTGTTTGTAGTGGATGCACCCCATCTAGACATTTTACCTCTAAGGAGGCATCTGCTGGGCAGAATAAGTGTTTTGCCTTACAGAGCATAGGTATATCCCATGCTGAGTCTCCTATGGCTATCTGGTAGTCAAAAGGAATGGTCTCTTTGTTTCTGATTATATGTAACTCAGCCCCAGACCTTTTGAGGTATTGCTCGGCTCCCGTCCAACTAGATGCAGTTACTAAATGTACCTGATATCCCATAGAGATTAGCTCTTTGATGGCTCCAATGTCCTTGTTATTGAATGACTTTATGATGTTGCCTTTGTGGTCAACCCAGATTTTGCCATCTGTTAGGCACCCATCTATATCGCAGCAAATTACCATAATGTCAACTGTTTTTTATATTCTTCCCACCTTTTTTCTTGTGCTTCAAAATAATCTTTATCTAATTCAAACCCTACAAAATCAATATTTCCAGCTTTATCCGCTGCTATTCTATTACTACCAGAACCTAAATGGGTATCTAATACCTTACCACCCTTTAGTAAGTATTTAGTATAAATCCAATCATAAAGTTTTGTTGGTTTCTGTGTTGGGTGTATTTTATCGCCAGTCCTATTATCAATTTTAATTATAGATGCTGGTTTGTTAAAAGATGACCAAGCTAATTCTACTTGACTAAAATTTTCCCAAGGTTGACATTTATCCCAAATTATCGGGCATCTATATTTTGGCAAATTAAAATAATTACCTCCCCAAATTATTTGATTTTTACTAACCCTAAATAATTCTACAAAATAAAAATTATCAGGTGCTTTATCCCATTCTTTGAATTTATCGCTTTGTAACCCATATATTCTTTTCTCTTTCAATTGTCCTCTATTATTTGCACTTTCTTTTCCAGTTAATTCTTCTATTCCATAAGGTGGATCGACAACCGCTAAATCAAAATAATTATCAGGATATTCAGCCATCCCGACCATACAATCTATATTTTTTACTATGCTTTCCATTACTTTTTTATGATCCAATAATACCAATCTCTGCCCAATAGGTTAACCGTAGAGAATTTATGAGCAGGCCATGCAATTATAGTCTGGGAGTTTTTGCCTAAAATAACCATGCAGCCATAGTCATCTAAAGATATATCCCACTGATGGAAGCCTTGCCAGTTCTCATGTGTCGCCTCATTAAAAAAACCTTGGACTATTAGATACCCACCGGGCTTGACCGCTTGTAAAAGGTAGTCTAAGGCCTTTCTTGGTTCTTGGGTATGATCCAGAGCATTTGAGATATGTACTATGTCAAACTCATTCTTAAAGTTTAACTCCTCGGCTGGTATTGGTAGTGGGGCTTTTAGTTTATGTCTCTCAAAGTCAAAAACGAGCTTGTAGAGGTCTCCCAATGGATCGCAAGGGGTTACATTGACTAATCCATTAAGAATTGAGCAAACCCCTGATCCCACATCCAAAACGGATTCATGTGGAACACTTTTGATAAAGTCTGCTACCTCTTGGTTTAATTCTGGGGTCTTGCCCTTACCTACCCAACCCTTTAAGAATCGGTCGGTTTTTACAAATCCTTGCCAGAAGTTTAATTCATGGTAAATTCCATGTAGTTCTAAAGTTGTCATAGTTTTTATTTAGGCCATAGTTTTTGTTGCCAATCCTTTCCGTATTTCTGGATCATATGTCTTTGACTGATAGGGGTCCAGTAGTTCCTTAGTTGCTTTCTTAGTTGCCCGATGGGATGCTCTTGCTTGTTTCTTAAATAAGTATGCTCTACTACCTGACCATGATGCACCCCTACCTTATTAGGCTTGACCCTATGACACCAATCCAAGTCCATGTAGTAGTATGGTAGCATCTCATCTAAGAGATTATCCCTAAATATCTCTGCATTAACCATAGGAGCAGTCCATTCGATAAATGGGGTCTCTTTAGGTTCGTTACCATTAGGCCATTGGAATTTGTGATCTGATGACCGCATTGCCGGATGGATGCCAGCCCAGCCCCTCTCCTCGCAAGCCATTGCCAGCATATAAGGCATCTGAGGGCTGAAAGTAACATTTGAGACAAACCAGTAATAGTCGGCCTCTTTATTTATGATAGAATTGTAAGCCCTCGACATATTGCCTACTCCATCCCGGCTGACAATCTCATAAGGTAGGCCAGTGTCTTGCACACACTTTAAGGTCTGCAACCAATCCGGCTCTAAGTACTCTAATACGACTATTAGTATTCTCATTTTAATGGTGTTAGGTGTGCGATTATATTGCCATCTTTAGTTTCTAAGTGCATTATAGCCCAATATTTGTCTGTGTAACCAAATTTAGGAGCCTCAGATAAAGTAAAGTAATTTATAAAGGTATGCTTCCGATAACATCTTATGTGTGTAGGATCAGCAAATTGGAGGTCAACATTTGCCCCGGCTTCGGGAGTTTCTATGTATAGGGCTCCACCTTTTTTTAATATTCTCCAGCTCTCATTCATAAAGTCCAATAAACTATTAAGATGCTCCACCACATGAATAGCAGATATCTCTGTCATGCTGTTATCTTTGAAAGGCCAAGGGGTTAAATTTAGGTCATGAACCACATCGACATTGTCAAATTTGCGACAATCAAGAAAGATGTCATTTTCTCTTTTAGGCCAGTTAGGACCGCATCCAACTATAAGCTGCATAAGATTTGATTAATTTTATACATCCAGTAATCCCAAGTATAAGTCTGCACATGGGCTTTAATATTGTCAGACCGTTGCTTTAATTGCTCTGGGTTATTTATTGCAAACATGGTGGCATCAAATAACTTGTCATAAGAGTAGCCAGTCTTAAAGCTATTGCTATCATTTAGGTCATCATCCCCTTCTATTATGCCCCGAATGGTTACAGTTCCTTTTGTGCCAGCTTCCATAGGAGCTGTTGATCTTGCATCGTACTTGGTAGCCTTTATCATGATTGTTGCCTCATCGTATAAACGATTCATGGTTTCTAGGCTTGGCTTAGTAAAGTATTCTGTATAGATATTGTCTTTGGCTGCTTGTAAACCAAAGCCTTTTATTGTCCAGCCTTTCTCTATTAGGTTTTTTGCTACTTGTACTGCTATCTTTTCGGTGTCTTTAGCCATGTTAGTAGGCTCAGGCGATTCTAATAAAGCTATCTTTCCCTCTTTGGGTTTATGGCTTATCGGGAAGTCATTTAGATTTACTCCATTACCTACATAAAATGTCGGTCCTGTTCTTTTATATGTGTTTTGTAAAATCCTAATATTCCACTGGCTTATAGAGATAAGAGGATATTTGGTAGAGTATAGAGTAAAGCAACTATCAAAAAATGCCTTGTTAGTGATGTTAAAGAGATGCTCCAACATCTGCAAAAAGACTACTTTCTTATAAGGCTTGTCTTTACTTAATAGGCTTGCCCCATGTGGGCTGGTTACTATTAGCAAATCAGAATTTGCCAATAGATTAGTAGTATTTACAATCTTACAAGTTATAGTCATCCAGTCGCATCTTACTGGACCGGCTTGGTTGTAAAGTATAACCTTATGCCCAAAGCCTTCTAACCTGTTAGCCCACTCATTGATGACTCTGATGCCTCCATGTCGGCTATTGATGTTTGGGCTTTGGATAAAGATTCTCATTTCTCGTATTGTGATTTTCTTGGGTATAGTTTCTCCATAAGTATCTTAAAGTCAGCATTGACCGCATAGGACCCTATACTAAAGAATGTCCGGGCATGGAGCTTGCCATACCATTGATTTAGGCTGTACTGCTGATTGAGTTTTAGGTCTGCCATGTACTCAAAGCCACCATCCTGAGTCCGAGTATAGGCAGTTTTAATAACGTACTCTTTTGACCAGTCTATATTTAAGAGCTTGGCAAATTCATGCTTATTGTAAACGATGGGCACATGAATATCTGTATAAAGGTCATTGACTTTAGGCAGAGCCATTGTGTTTGCAACAGCCTTTTTATAAAGTCCGACAGCCTTTTGAAAGTATTGTACCGTAGTGCCATCATACCAATACTTAAAATCTGTAACTTTTAGGTCTTTAAGTAAGAAGTGGTCATCATTCCAAAAAATAAAGTCATCCCCATTACACATCTCGCACCCAGTCAGTATCTTTTGAAAGATGCTAAAATTCTTGCGGCCCGGCTTATCTGAGATGTCGTAGTAGTCGACATTCTTTATCCATTTAGGCTTTTCGCCTATTAGTAGAATGCGGCCAGAGTGCCCTTTAAGATACGATTCAATCGATCTTAGGGCATACCTCAGCTCGTTGTCCATCCACCGGCTGCCAGTGCCCAAAGCTATCACGATGTCCATTGAATTTGCTTAAAATGTGAATTTTTACAGCATTAGTAAGGTTACCGAACTCTTTGTTTATCAGGTCTTTCTGCTCTTTTGTAATGTAGGCTGTAACCATTTGCACTTTCAGATGTGCAGGCTTTGGTTTCCTACCTCTTTTCTGCTTTTCCATTACACAAATATAGGGCAATAAAAATAAATTAAAAATATTTTTGGTTAATGTGTAAAAGTGTATTATCTTGCATCCATAACCAAATGATT